AATACGCCGATCAAGGCAAGTACAATAAAGAAATGGGCAGCACATACATGACATATGTTGCGGCCGCAAACATGCAGAAAGATGCGATTAAATCTGCAACTGAAGCGCAGGCCAAAGCTGCAAAATCTACAGATGCTCTTGCTTCTGCAACTGAAGCAAATAAACGTGTAATCGCTGAAGTCAGCAACTCATTCACTATGTTCCTAGCCAACAGTGGCATGATGGACGTCATGATGAGAGCATTTAAAATGACTATCGGTTTTATGGAAAAGTATCTCATACCTGCATTTAAACTTGCAGGAGATATTATTTCTTGGATCGTATCTGCATTGGAAACTCCAGTTGGTCAACTGGTTATTGGACTTGGAGCAGTAGCATATGCTATAGCTAAAGTGTGGCCAATCATATCAGCTTTGGGTTCAGCTATTGCTGGCATCGGATCTATGCTTTTAGGAGCTGCCAGTACACTCTGGGGAGTACTATCAACAGTAGGAGCATTACTTAGCGGAGCGGTTACAACTATTGTTACCGCATTAGGTGCGCTATTTTGGCCAGTAACAGCAGTAGTAGCAGTACTCATTGGTTTATATGCTGCTATGAAATATTTTAATCTTGATTTACAGTATGTAGGTGAATGGATCAAAGACAAGTTCCTTCGGGGATTCTATGCAGTCAGCGATTGGATTAATGATACGTTCCGACCAACTATAGATTTCTTCGGTCGAATGTTAGACGATGCATCAAAGTATGGTAAAGAACTAATGGATAGTTTTATTAAACTAAAAGATCTATTAGTTACGCAGGTTTTAAAAGCATTCAATGATGTAAAAACTTGGTTTGAAACAGCGTTCATAGCAGCTTTCAAGAAAATATCTGATTGGTTCAGCACATATTTCATAGAGCCATTTAAAATGGCAGCTGATTGGTTTAAAACCAAGTTTGCACCGGTTCTTGAATGGATAGGCACTAAGTTCACTGCATTAGCAACTTGGATCGACCAGGCATCTACAAGTGTTGCAAATCTCTTTAGAGGATTTAATAAACTCAGCGAAGTTGGTGAATATCTTTCTATTAAATTTAAAGACATAGTCCTAGCTTTACAAAAATACGAACTATGGTTAGAAGAAAAAATAACAATCACAGATTCAGGTAAAGCAGAACTTGCTAAAAAACAAGCAGCATTAGCCGAGCAAGAAGCCGATCAAGTTAAACGTAAAGCAGCTCTCGAAAAGACCATGCAGGACAATCGAGATGCTAATCTTAAAAAAGAAGAAAAGGCGATTGCTTCCGATGCTGAAGCTAGAAAGAAACGTGACGCAGAACTTGATGCTAAAAAATCTAAATCTGAAGCCGATCTAAAGAAACGTCAAGAAGAAAGAGATAAAGCTGCTAAAGAAGGTAATAAAAAAGCAGTTGAATCAGCAGCAGGCGCAGGAGCAACTGCAGGATCAGAAGCAGCGGCTAAAGCCGTTGAATGCGCTGGTATTGATTACTCAAGTCCAGAAGCAATGTTTAAATCTTTCCAAGAAGCCCTTGGAGGTTCAGGAGCCAAAGACGCTAAGAAGAAAGACCTAGCTGAAGCACAAGTTGAAGCAGAAAAGAAACTTAAATCAGCCAAAACTCCAGAAGAGAAAAAAGCCGCTGAAGATGTATTGACTAAAATCAAAGCTGATCAAGAGCGTGTTAGCAAAGTTAGCCCTGGATATGCTGATGTAAAAACTTCTGGAAAATATGGAAAAGACGCAGCTGAAGCTTATATAAAACCAGTAGCAACCAAAGACAACGAAGCAGCTAAAAAAGAGATAGAAGCCAAAGCAGAAAAAGAAAAAACAGACAAAGCAGCAGCTGAAAAAGCAGCAGCTGAAAAAGCAGCAGCTGAAAAAAATAAAACGGGCAACGGCCAGCCACAACCTGGACAACAACAGCCTGCTCAAGAATCGTCTGAGGTATTGCTTGCACGATTAAATACTAGTGTGACAGAACTTGTCCGAATAAACAAACAAGCAGTTGATGTGCATGAGCAGCAGTTAAGAGTACAGAAGAGTTTGAGCGGTGATGTATATACTAGCCCTGTTGCTTACACATAATGGAATAACATAATATGTCTTGGAAAAAATATTTTACACCGGTTGATATTAGTAACCAATCTGGAAACTACAGTCCTTTGGGCAGCAAAGGTCGTCCCGGTCCAGCCAAGGCAAACTATTCAAGTTATCTTCCAGATATCTATGCAGGTGCACCAAATCGTATTGAAAGATATATTCAATATGATACTATGGACATGGACTCAGAAGTTAATGCTGCTTTAGATATTCTAGCAGAGTTTTGTACACAGAAAGATAAAGAAAACTCAACACCATTTAACTTTCATTACAGAGGAACTGCTACCGCAACTGAGGTAAAACTACTCAAAGACAGTCTTCAGAAATGGACTAAACAACAGCAGTTTGAAACACGTATTTTCCGTATTGTTCGCAACACATTCAAATACGGCGACTGTTTCTTTGTACGTGATCCTGAAACTAAAAAATGGTTGTATGTTGATGCTGCTAAAGTTACAAAGATTATTGTAAATGAAAGTGAAGGCAAGACTCCAGAACAGTATGTTATCAAAGATCTTAACTTTAATTTTAAAAACCTAGTTGCAACAACACCACATAGTACAACTAATACAACTCCAAGCGGTCTTAGTTCATATACATCTGGTGGTGGACAAGGTCGAGGATTTGTAGGTGATGCTGCTCGTCCTCCAGGTACACGTTTTCAAAATCAAACAAATGAAATCACCATTGACGCTAAAAATGTTATTCACATTTCATTAAGTGAAGGCCTGGATCAAAACTATCCTTTTGGTAACTCACTGCTAGAATCAGTATTCAAAGTCTACAAGCAGAAAGAACTGCTTGAAGATGCTATCATTATCTATCGTATACAACGTGCTCCAGAAAGACGTATTTTCTATGTAGACGTTGGAAATATGCCAGCGCACATGGCGATGTCATTTGTTGAGCGTGTTAAAAATGAAATCCAACAAAGACGTATTCCATCAGCTACAGGCGGTGGAGCCAACGTCATAGACGCCAGTTATAATCCTCTAAGTGTAAACGAAGATTACTTCTTTCCACAGACAGCAGAAGGTCGTGGATCTAAAGTTGAAACACTGCCAGGTGGTACTAACCTAGGTGAGATTACAGATTTACGTTATTTCACAAACAAGCTATTCCGTGCTTTACGTATTCCTAGTTCATATCTGCCTACTGCCATTGATGAGCAGCCTAACAACGTTGCTGACGGTAAAGTAGGAACTGCTTACATTCAAGAACTGCGTTTCAATGAGTACTGTAAACGCCTACAGAGCATGATCATCGAAACTATTGATTTAGAGTTTAAACTGTGGTTGCAGTCACAGGGTCTTAATATTGACTCTAGTCTGTTTGAGTTGAGATTCAATCCTCCGCAGAACTTTGCTGCGTATCGTCAAAGTGAACTTGACACTGCTCGCGTGGCAACATTTGCTCAAGTACAAGAAATACCACATCTCAGCAAACGCTTTGCAATGAAACGATTCTTAGGAATGACCGAAGAAGAGATCAAAGAAAACGAGCGTATGTGGAGAGAAGAAAACGGAACAAAACTAAAACCTCCTACAGATGCTGCATCAGAAATGCGATCAGCAGGTATTACTCCGGGCGGAATGGCTGGAGAAATGGCTGGACAAGAAGGAGAAGCAACCGACGATATGGCAGCAGCCGCAGAAGCGGGTGCTGCACCAGGCGCAGAAGCTGCGCCAGCAGAACCTCCAGCACAGTAATAAATAAAGTATGCTCCTACTTGAATTCCTTTATTTTAACGATAGTAAAAATGACTTCGCTGTTGATCGTAGATACGACAACAAAAGCGATAGTTCTGTCCTGAAAAAAGGCGATACTAGAAAAATACGTCTTACACTAAGACAGATTAATCAGTTGAGAATGCAAGCAGAAGCACATAACGCAGAAGCTGACTCAGAGGTGGATTTCGTAAGGCAGATGTATGGAACCCCAGCCGAAGCACAGCAGCCTGCAGCCTAATAGCCCCGCATTTGTACTAGGAAACGGACGCAGTCGATTATCGATTGATCCTAACTCTCTTGTGACCTGTGGCACTGTTTACGGCTGTAATGCACAATATCGAGAGTTTGAACCTCACTATCTAATAGCTGTTGATGTGAAAATGGTCAATGAAATCATAGCAGCAGGCTACAATAGAAACCACGAAGTTTGGACAAATCCCAACAAAGGTATTACCAGCAAAGCACATATTAACTTTTTTAGTCCACATAAAGGTTGGAGTTCTGGCCCTACAGCACTATGGTTATCAGCTACAAATAATCATCAAGAGATATATATTTTAGGTTTTGATTACCAAGGTACAGAAAACGGATTGTTTAATAATGTCTATGCAGACACTTTTAACTACAAGAAAAGCACAGATGCTGCTACTTATTTTGGTAACTGGTTAAGTCAAACTGAAAAAGTAATCAAAGAATTTAGACACACAAAGTTTTACAGAGTAGTAGCAGCAGACACATTTATACCCCCACAGCTAACACACATTGAAAATCTCACACATATATCTGTTGAAGAATTTCAAAGAAAGTTTCCGCAGACTATATATTCTGACCAAACGAATCAAAAAACTACCATTTAAAGTCATTTTTTTATCTACGTAGTAAATAAAACGATGACAGCCTAACCATCTTTAAGGAGAATATAACCATGGCAGATAACAAATTACTAAGCCAGATGCTTGAGCATTTGGTAAACGACGATCAGGCAAAAGCCGAAGAGCTTTTCCATGAATACGTAGTTTCAGCATCACGCGAAATCTACGAAAACCTAATCGAATCAGAACTCGAAGAAACTTCTGAAGAAGACGAAGAAGTTGACGAAGCAGCTGAAAAAGACGAAGACGAAGACGACGAAAAAGTTGAAGAAAACTTTGAAGACATCGCTTACGAAGGTGAAGAAGAAGAACACGGTTTTGGTGGTGATGCCACTGATGACCTAGCTGGCGAATTAGACGCTGGTGACGACGAAATGGGCCCAGACGAAGAAGGCGAAGAAAAATCTGAAGAAGAACTTTTCATGGACCTAGACGCTATTGTTGACGAACTACAAGCTAAGTTCGACGAACTAAAAGGTGGCGATCACGCTGAGCCAGATGCAGACAACATGGGCGGACCAAGCGACCATGACGCTGACAATGAAGAAGAATCGATGGAAGGTTTCGACGAACTAGAAACAGTTCGTGAATACGTAGAAAAAGTTGGTAACCCAAAGCACGGTGACAACGGTGCTAATGCTAAATCTATCGTAGCTGGTAAGAACGATATGGGTGGCACAACTGCTAACATCGCTAAAAGCGGCGAAGAACCTGCTAAGTTTGCAGGTGCTCCAGGCGGCCAACTAAGCGGCAGCAGCTTGTTTAAAGGTACAGCTAAAGAAGAAAATTTTGGTAACGTGAACGTTCCAGGTGGCAATGCTGGCAAGACAGCATTCAAGAAGAAAGAACCTGGTCACGGTGCAGAGAAGAAAGGCGAAGCTGAAGGCAAATTCAGTGCAGCTGGCGGCTCCGCAGGTAGCGTTGACAAAGCAAGTCTTTTCCGTGGTCGTAGATAATAGGACGGCAAACAGGTGAATAGAACTACTCTAGCAGAACATTTGAGTTTTGACCAGGCTAAGATTGTCTTGGAGCGATCCGAGGAAGATGGTAAAACGCTGCATTTGAACGGTATTTGCATTCAAGGCGATATCCGTAACGCAAATCAGCGAATTTATTCTTCTAAAGAGATTGGCAAGGCTGTCAAAACGCTCAATGAACAAATCGCTGGTGGATACTCTGTGCTAGGTGAAGTAGATCATCCTGCAGATTTAAGAATCAACCTGGACCGCGTAAGTCACATGATTACTAAAATGTGGATGGACGGTCCAAACGGCTACGGAAAACTTAAACTACTACCAACTCCAATGGGTCAACTAATAACGACCATGTTGGAGTCGGGAGTAAAACTAGGCGTGAGCTCAAGAGGATCAGGTGAAGTTGATGGCAGTGGCAATGTCCAAGGTTTCGAAATCATTACTGTAGACGTTGTAGCACAACCAAGCGCCCCGGGAGCATACCCTACACCAGTTTATGAACATCTGATGAATAATCAAGGTGGATATCAGGCATTTAGAATAGCACAAGAAGTCCAAGGCGATCCAAAGGCACAGAAGTATATAGCAGAGAGCTTGATGAAAATCATCAAGGGTCTCAAATAACCCAAAGTAGGAGAATCACATGCTAGATATCGTAAAACAATTGTTTGAGAACAATGTGATTTCCGAAGAAATCAAATCGGAAATTGAATCTGCTTGGCAAAGTAGAATTCAAGAAACACGTGAACAAGTCACTGCTACACTACGTGAAGAGTTCGCTCAGAAATATGAGCATGATAAATCAGCAATGGTAGAAGCTGTAGAATCTATGTTAACAGATCGCTTACAAGCAGAGTTATCAGAGTTCGCAGAAGATCGTCAAGGTCTTATCGAAGCCAGAGCAAAATACGCAGCAAAAATGCAACAAGATTCCGCAGCAATGGAATCTTTTGTCATGAATAACCTACGTAAAGAGTTATCAGAACTACACGAAGATCGTAAAACAGTTGCTAACAATGTTGCAAAATTAGAATCTTTTATTGTGGATGCACTAGCGAAAGAAATCGCAGAATTCCACTCAGACAAGAAAGATTTAGCTGAAACTAAAGTACGTTTAGTACGTGAGTCTAAGGCTAAGTTCGAAGCTGTTAAGAAAGATTTTATCGCTCGTTCAGCAAAAATCATCGAAGAAACAGTCTCCAAAGGACTCAAGTCTGAAATGAAACAGTTGAAAGAAGACATTGACTCAGCTCGCAGAAATGACTTTGGTCGCAGAATTTTTGAATCATTTGCAAGCGAGTATGCTGCAAGTCATCTAAATGAAAAGTCTGAAACTGCAAAACTACTACAAGTAGTTAAACAGAAAGAACTTGAAC